CAGATGATGGTGCTTCTGTAGGTTTCGGTACTACTACTAACCAAAGTGGCGATAATCCAGGTCTTCTTAATCCCAATGGTCAGTTGTCTTATACAACTGGTCAGGGTATGCAAACTGCCGATTCTGAGGCACTAGGTCAGGCTGGTGGTCCTCAGTTCAACGAAATGAATTTCTCTATTGAGAAAGTTCTAGTTGAAGCAAAGTCACGCGCCCTGAAAGCTGAGTACAGTCTTGAACTTGCTCAAGACCTCAAGGCAATTCACGGTCTAAACGCCGAGGCAGAACTTGCGAATATTCTTTCTACTGAAATCCTTGCGGAAATCAATAGAGAAGTAATTCGTACCATCTACAAGGTTGCTAAGCCTGGCGCTCAAGCAAACGTAGCAACTGCTGGCGTATTTGACCTTGACGTTGACTCAAACGGTCGTTGGAGCGTTGAGAAGTTCAAGGGTCTACTCTTCCAGATTGAGCGTGATGCTAACGCTATCGCCCAACAAACTCGTAGAGGAAAGGGTAATGTTATTATGTGTTCTGCTGACGTTGCTTCCGCACTAAGCATGGCTGGTGTACTTGATTACACTCCTGCTCTAAATGCAAACCTCAACGTAGATGACACTGGTAACACCTTTGCTGGTATTCTACTTGGCAAGTTCCGCGTCTATATTGATCCTTATGCTGCGAACGTAAGTTCCAACCAATATTATGTTGTTGGTTATAAGGGTTCTTCACCTTATGATGCTGGTCTATTCTATTGTCCTTATGTTCCTCTCCAGATGGTTCGCGCCGTTGGTGAGAATAGTTTCCAACCAAAAATTGGATTTAAGACTCGTTATGGTCTTGTTGCTAATCCATTCGCGGAAGGTTCTGCTCAAGGTCTTGGTAGAATTACTGCAAGTAGCAATACTTACTACCGTCGTGTACTTGTTAAAAATCTTATGTGAGTCTCATTTGAGATTAAACAATACTGGGGAGGAGAAATCCTCCCTTTTTTATTGTAAATTTTTAAATTAAGAACTAAATAGTTAAAAAACAATGTTTAAAGGTCAAATAGAAAATAGAAATTTTTTATCCTCAGTAGGATTTAAATTTACTCTCAATAGAGCACCTAAAGTTGCTTTTTTTTCAAATACTGCTAATATACCATCAATTACTTTAGGTGTAGCAGAGCAACCGAATTATTTAAATAATATTCCAATTCCTGGAGATAAAATGGAATTTGAAGATTTCACTCTACGATTTCTTGTAGATGAAAATCTTGAAAATTATATGGAAATTCAAAACTGGATGCGAGGTCTTGGATTCCCAGAATCACTCAAAGAAATATATGATTGGCAAAATACAAATGAACAATTTGAGCAACCATACAATTCTCAAATGAATCTATACTCGGATGGCACTTTACTTGTTCTAAACAGTAATAAAAATTTTAATTTCAATATTAAATTCAGTTCAATGTTTCCATATCAATTAAGCACTTTACAGTTTGACGCTACAAATATTGATGAAGAATATTTTACTGCAGACGTATCATTTAAATATATGATGTATAATATAGTAGATAGAATAGGAAATCCATTAAATCCAACAAAATAAATTATGATTGATCTCGAAAAAATACAGGGAATGTGGGAAAAAGATTCAATAATAGATCCAGATAACTTGCACACAGAATCTTTAAACACTCCGGTACTTCATGCAAAGTATCACGATATGTTTAATAATATATTACTTCTTAAGAAGAAAGCAGAACAACAGAAAAGAAATATAAGGCATCAAAAATATGAGTACTACACAGGAAAAGCAGATCCTGATGTTTATGTGGAAAATCCATTTCCTAAAAAAATAAGAGATAAAGACACCCTTCAAAAATATATGGATGCAGACGAAAGTCTTTCTCAATCATCTCTAAAAGTAGAATATTATGATGTAATGTTAAGTTATCTTCAAGATATTCTGAAGATGATTCATAATAGAAACTACCAAATAAAAAATGCAATTGATTTTCAAAAATTTGCAAGTGGGTTAGGGTGATACAATAAATACTCATAGAAATTGATTATTCTATGAGTGACGTAGTTATATCTAAAAAGAATGAAGTTTTCATAAAGTTGGAATGCGATCCTCATATCTTATATGAATTAGCACCATACTTTAGTTTTACTGTGGAATCGGCAAAGTTTATGCCACAGTATAGAGGAAAGAGGTGGGATGGAGAAATAAGACTACTAAGTACTGCTACTGGCGAAATATATGCGGGTCTTTTAGATAAGGTTATAGCAAAAATTAAAAATCATGGATATACTTATGAATTTAAGTCTAATAAGTATTATGGTGCTCCTTTTGAAATAAATGAAGAAATATCACCAGATGGAGTATCTGGTTATATGAATCATATTTGCAATTTTACGCCATATGATTATCAAATCAATGCTGTATATGAATGTTTGAGGTATAATAGAAAAACAATTATATCAGCAACATCTTCAGGTAAATCTTATATGATTTACTCAATTGTAAGATACTATGCAACAAAAGGGTTTAAAACATTAGTTGTATTTCCCACAACATCTTTGATTCATCAAATGTTTAAAGATTGGTCTGAGTATGGGTGGGATCCAGAAAATCATTGTCATATGATTTATTCAGGTCAAGAAAAGGATACAAATTTACCAATTACTCTTTCAACTTGGCAAAGTATTCATAAGTTAGATAAATCTTTTTTTGAAAATTATGATTGCGTGATTGTTGATGAATGTCACGGATGTAAAAGTAAAAGTCTTATTGACATTATGAAGAAGTCTCATAATGCAAAGTATCGCTTCGGATTTACCGGAACACTTTCTAATGGAGGAAAAGACTCACAAACTCACGAGTGGGTTATCTCTGGGTTATTTGGTCCATCATATAAAGCAGTAGGAACAAAAGAACTAATTGAAAAGGGAAGGGCATCTGAATTGGATATTCATTGCCTAGTACTAAAGCATAATCCACAAAAATTTGATAAGTATGAGGATGAAATTCAATTTCTTATTACGAATGAGAAGAGAAACAATTTCATCAAAAATCTTGCTCTTGATATCAAAGGAAATACTCTAATTTTATTTTCAAGAGTAGAAACTCATGGACTACCTTTATACGAACTCATAAATAATGGTAGTGATAATAATCGTAAAATATTTTTTGTTCACGGTGGAGTTGATGTTAAAGAACGAGAGCAAGTAAGGGAGATTACTGAAAGAGAAAACAACGCAATAATCGTTGCTTCTTATGGTGTGTTTAGTACAGGTATTTCAATCAAAAATTTACATAATGTAATTTTTGCTTCTCCAAGTAAGTCAAGAATTCGTAATTTACAGTCAATCGGTAGAGTTTTAAGAAAAGGAAGTAATAAAGATAAAGCAACTCTTTATGATATTTCTGACGATTGTACTTATAATTCAAGAAAAAACTATACATTAAATCACTTTATAGAAAGGATTAAGATTTATACTGAAGAAGATTTTAATTACGAAATAATAACAATCAATCTAAAAGAATAATATGGAAGATGACTTTTATGCTTCAATTAAGTTAAAGACTGGAGAAGAGATATTTGCTCGTGTTCTCCCGTGTGATGAAGAAAATAAAATAACATTAATTGTTACAAATCCAATTATAATTACAAGTGTCAAAGGTCGTGGAGATTCCTCTGGTTACAAAATAGAACCATGGATGAAAACAACAACTGAAGATATGTTTATAATTCATATGAATAATGTAATAACTATGACTGAAACAAACGATTTAGAGATAATTATGATACATCAATCATTTGTAAGAAGAATTGAGGATATGAAAAATAACAGACATAGTGTATCACGTAAAATGGGATACATTGCAAATGTAAATGATGCTAAAGAACTATTAGAAAAGATTTATAACAACTCATAGATATCACTTCGTGATAGTTTCCTTCGGAAACTAATCTTGTTATATAATTATTCTAGTAATATAGAAGCTTTAACTCACTCTCAAAACCCACAAGCCTATTATACATACATTCGTATAGGTCTGTCAAGTGGTTGTTATTTCAGCAATTACGTGTTATAATATCTACATAATAAATTAGAAATACTTATGATTTCAACTGAAGTAATGGCAAAGAGAAAAAGGTCTGTTCATTATGTGAACAATAAAGAATTTTTAGAAGCACTCATTGTTTATAAAAAGAAATTAAGGGACGCAGCAGAAAAAGAAATACCCAATATTACTGATGATGAATTAAAAAAATGGGTTAGTCCAAATAGACCTCCAATTCCAAATTATATTGGTGAATGTATTCTTAAAATTGCTACGCACCTATCCTTTAAACCTAATTTTGTAAATTATATGTTTAAAGATGACATGATTTCCGATGGCATCGAAAATTGCATTCAATATCTTCATAACTTTAATCCAGAGAAATCTCAAAATCCTTTTGCATACTTTACTCAAATTATTCACTTTGCATTTCTTCGTCGTATTCAAAAAGAAAAACGTCAATTAGAAATCAAAAATAAAATTTTAGAAAGAACTGGGTTTGATGAAGTCTTTACAGATGATAATCATATTGACGGTACAAACTATTCGGATTATAATTCTATTAAAGATAATGTACATATCCGAATGAATTCTTGAATATGCGCGTAGCAATTTTAACAGACACCCACTGGTCTGCCAGAAAGTCTTCCAGATTATTTCAAGATTATTTTGAGCAATTCTATAAAAATGTGTTTTTCCCGACGCTGGAACAGTACGGGATTGATACAGTTATTCATATGGGTGATGCTTTTGATAGTCGTAAATCAATTGATTTTGCTGGACTTGATTGGACTCGTAAAGTTGTACTTGAACCACTTTCAAAATATAAGGTTCATCTAATTACTGGAAATCACGATGTTTATTTTAAGAATTCTAATAAAGTAAATTCTCCTGAACTTTTACTTAAAGATTATGGGAATATAACAACTTACTCTGAACCAACTGAGGTTAATATTGGGGGTTTAAATATTCTTCTTCTTCCCTGGATTAATTCTGAAAATCAAGATAAATCATTTAAATTGATTAAGAATACTAAAGCAAAGGTTGTAATGGGGCACCTTGAACTTCAAGGATTTAGAGTAAATAAAAACTTAGTAATGAATGAACATGGATTGGAAGCAAATATTTTTTCAAACTTCGCAAAGGTATTTTCTGGTCATTACCACACTCGTTCTGATAATGGAACTGTCTTCTATCTGGGTAATCCTTACGAGATATACTGGAATGATGTAAATGATCCTCGTGGATTTACTATTTTTGATACTGAAACATTAGAACATTTTCATATAGATAACCCCTATCGTATGTTCTATAACATATATTATGAGGACACTCCATATCAGACATTTGATGTGAGGGAGTATGAGAATAAAATTGTTCGGGTAATTGTTCGTAAAAAAACAGATATTAAGCAATTTGAAAGATTTGTTGATAAACTTTATACTGCGAATATTAGTGAAATTAAAATTGTTGAAAATTTTCAAATTATAAACTTGGAAGAGTTTGAGGCATTTGAATCTGAAGATACTTTTTCTATTCTCCAAAGATATGTGACTGAAAGTGAATGTGAACTGGATAAAACTACTATAATTAATATACTGGAAGAAGTATACAAAGAAGCATTAGAGATGGTATAATGTATCTCATAACACTTGAAGGGAACGAAGACGAAGGTGTCTATGCTGCCGTGGATGAGTTAGGTAATAATATTGTTTATATCTTTGAAGAAAGAGATGATGCTGTTAGATTTGCAATGTTATTAGAAGAAGATGATTATCCTAAAATGAGTGTAGTTGAAGTTGAAGAAAAAGTTGTTGTGAAATCATGTGAAATACGTGATTATGAGTATAGAATCTTCACTCCAAACGATATTGTAATTCCACCTCAACCAGAAAATACTGATTTTATTTAAAAATGATTGATTTTGAAAAAATAAAGTTCAAAAACTTTTTAGGTGTTGGAAATCAATTTACTGAAATTGATTTTAAGAAATCTGCAACTACATTGATTATTGGTTCAAATGGTGCTGGAAAAACTACACTTTTGGATGCTCTTACTTTTGTTCTTTTTGGTAAGTCATTTCGTGGCATTAATAAACCACAATTAATTAATGCCACCAACGAACGTGATTGTGTCGTAGAAGTTGAATTTAAAATTGCAACAACTGCATATAAAGTTCGCAGAGGAATTAAACCAAATATTTTTGAGATATATCGTAATGGATCCTTATTAGACCAAAGTTCTTCTGCGGTAGACCAACAAAAATGGTTTGAGCAATCAGTTCTTAAAATGAACTATAAGTCATTTACTCAAATTGTAATTATTGGTAGTAGTAACTTCGTTCCTTTTATGCAACTTTCCTCTACTCATCGTAGAGAAGTAATTGAAGATTTGCTTGATATTAAAATCTTCTCGTCTATGAATACCATTATTAAGGATAAAATTCGTCAAATTAAAGATGAGATCCGAACTCTAGATTTGAAGAAACAAACCCTCAAAGATAAAGTTGAAATGCAAAAAAACTTTATTGATGAACTTGAAAATCGTGGAAAAGAGAATATCAAGCAGAGAAAAAGTAAAATCAATATTTTAATTGATGAAGTTGAAGTTTATATAAATGAAAACTCATTGCTTGATCAGAATATTTTTTCTCTGAATAAAAACCTCGAGGAAGTAAATGATGCTTCTATTAAATTAAAAAAACTCGGTAATCTTAAAGGTAAAATTTCACAAAAAGTATCAACTATTACTACTGAGTATAAATTTTTCAAAGAGAATACGGTATGCCCTACTTGCACTCAAGAAATTGGGGAAAAATTTAGGTTAAATAAGATTAGTGATGCTGAAAAAAAAGCAAAAGAACTTCGTGATGGATATAGTGAACTTGAACAAGTAATTCAAGATGAGGAAGAACGAGAAAGACAATTTCTTATGCTTTCAAAAGAATTATCAAAACTATCAAATGAAATTTCCCAGAATAACACTCGCATCTCTAGTCATCAAAGACAAATTCGGGATTTTGAATCAGAAGTTCAAACAATTGCCGAACAACTTGAAAATAGAAATACTGAACATGAAAAACTAAAAGTATATATTGAAACTCTTAAAAATATTTTTGATGAACTATCTTCCAAAAAAGAGTTAGTTACTTATCACGATTTTACATATTCTCTTCTCAAAGATAGTGGAGTTAAGTCAAAGATTATTACAAAATATCTTCCATTAATTAATCAACAAATTAATCGTTATCTTCAGATGATGGATTTTTATATTAATTTTACTCTGGATGAAGAGTTTAATGAGAAGGTACAATCACCAATTTATGAAGACTTTTCTTATAATTCATTTAGTGAGGGTGAAAAGTCTAGGATAAATCTTGCGTTATTGTTTGCCTGGAGAGAAGTAGCAAAGTTAAAAAATTCCGTTTCTTGCAATCTTATTATTTTTGATGAAGTATTTGATAGTTCATTAGATAGTTCGGGAACTGATGAATTTTTGAAAATTATTCGTTATGTGATTAGTGATGCTAATATATTTGTAATTTCTCATAAGAGTGGCTTGGAGGACAAATTTGAAAGTGTCATAAGAGTTGAGAAGAGAAAGAATTTTTCACATATACTCTAAATACTTCAAACCAGTAAGACCGATGCAAGTTCCAAACCGATTTCATCATTCCAAAAAGGATCAGAAGCGAAAACTGAAACCTCAAGCACTCCGACAAGCGAGAGAACGACTCGCCCAGTTCAAAAAGCGTCACAGTACCTCCCCCAAAAAGGGAGGTTCTTTTGTATGATGAATTCAATTCAACAAAATTCAAATGTCAGTCAATTTTGAAATTAAAGGAATGCTCGCTCGTCTTCTTGCAACAGAAGATCTGATTGTTGAACATAAGAAAGTTGATACCGCATGTTTTAATGTTCACACTCGGGTTCTTACTCTTCCTATGTGGGAGAAGGCAAGTAATGTAGTTTACGATATGCTTGTTGCTCATGAAGTATCACACGCACTTTATACTCCTGATGAGGATATGTCCCCTATGGGAGTACCTCACCAGTTCGTAAATATCGTTGAGGATGCCCGTGTAGAGAAACTTGTTAAACGCCGCTATATGGGTCTCTCAAAGACCTTCTACGGTGCATATAAGGAACTCCAAGAACAAGATTTCTTTTCTCTTGATGATGAAGATGTTCCTACAATGAATCTTGCTGACCGCGTAAATTTATATTTTAAGGTTGGAAATTTTATTGACCTTGAGTTTAATGAACCCGAACAAG